GCAAGCATAGTATTCGTGTAAGGTTGACTCTGCTTACGTGACAATACAATCTTCTGGTTAATAAAGTTACCAAACTGCTGGGACATAGCTCCGGCATTCCACTCGTTATTATTCTTATTTGACTCAACAGACAGACGGCAAGGAATAGATCCTACAGAATCCCAGAGGAAAAGAAGATCGTAAGGTAAGTTACCTTTCTTCTGTTCGTCGAGAAGGTCTGCAATAAATGCAGCTACGTCTTCGATAGTATTTAATCTCTCTCTATCTACGTAAATGAAAAATCCCTTGTAGTCAGCTACTTCGCCTTCTTCATTAGGTACTTCTTCGAATACAAGTCCCATTTGTTTGGCATGCTCCCAATTCCATTTCATCTCAGTAATGATAAATACAGGCAAGATACCTATCTTCTGGGCACTTACGGCTGCTTCTAAAAGAGCTGTAGTCTTGCCTGTATCAGAATGTCCTCGAAGTAATGTAATATGGCCTACAGGAATACCAGGAATAGAAAGACAGTCTTGAAAGGCTTTAGATAAAGGAATCCAAGTCTGCTCTTTCATTTTGATAGAGGTACTTGAGAGGTTTTTAGACTGTATAAACTTCTCTAGGTTAAAAGTACCCTTGACGGCTCCCGCTACACTTTCGTTAAGCGAGGCTTTAATTGATTTGGCCATAAATTAATTACTTAAAAAGGTCATCAAATTCCTCATCAATACTAGGCTTAGCCTTGGGAGTATTAAGGGATAAAGAACTAGGCTTTGACGCAAGTGAAGATTCTTGCTTTGGTGCAGCAGCTGGTGCAGGTTCGTCAGTAGTTTCTTCTGGATTAAGCCAGCCAAGGAGCGCCTCTTTCATCTCATCGTAGGAGTACTTCTTAAAGATAGAAAATACATCTGGTTGATTACTTAACCACTTCTCTACCTCTTTGGCATCCTCTGATAGAGGTGTAGTTTTTGTGCGGACACGTACCTTAGATTGATTAAAAGAAGTGCCGTTAGTCTCGGGACCTGTAGTTTCGATAGTAATATCGCGACCCTGAATAACGTCAGTATAATCCCCGACATCTGGATCGTCAGCCAAGCTCAATAATTCGGCGTAAATTTGCTTACCAAATTCCCACAAGCGAACGCCTTTCTCTTCTTCACCGCGAACGATTACGGGAGTGAATACACGCATTTTAGGTTCAAGCTTACGTGACATCATCCAGTTTTCTTTGTCGCCGCTTGATGCAAGCTGCTTGGCGAATTCAACAATTGGGTCTTTCTCTCCAAAATTCTGGAGTGAAATCATTGTACGGTTCCCGATACCGTAATGTACGAAAATCTCTTTGAAAGGATTTGCCTTATCCCACACTGCAGGTACAATTCGTACTGAATGCTTCCCTACTGTAGGTTTCCAGAGAATGAGAGACATATCTCTCTTTTGTCCGCCTTGCTTTTGTGATTGCAAAGCACTAAGTTTAGACTTAATTGCGCCTAAATCCATACCCATAACTTATAGTTTTAAATTTAAAAATTACGTTAATAAAAGAATGTAAGTACTAATTCTCAGATAAGCAACTTAAATGTTGACTATTCTATGAATTTTTGTAGAGAGCTTTTTAAGCTCGTCTCCTTGCGAAAGGAGAACTGTGTTTCTATAATCCGGCCAGTTAATTCGGAAAGAAGTATCCAGAATGCCTTCATTAAGGGATTTAATAAGAAGATTGAGACTATTGATAGTGTAAAGAGTATTAGTCTCTTTTTTCCGGTGAAGTAGGATAGTATTCTGAAGTACTTTTGTTGTAGGTCCTTCTACTTCTATATTATATGTGCAGAGTAATTCTTCAGAATCAACGGATTCAAGTACGAAAATCTTTCCGTACATTATAGAGTACTCGCCTTGAATTAGATTGAGAGTATCTTCAAGTCTATCTTTTGGCGAAAACGTACAAAATAACTTATTCTTCAATTGTTCTTGCGTTAGTTCAATGTATGCCATAATAAATATCTAGGTTCTAACTCAGAGGGTTATAATATTTTATTTTTACAGTTTTCGAAGTGGTACGTTTTCATTCTAGGACCTCCTCCTATTTTTCCGCAGTAAGAACACGTCTGTTTAGGGTAGGTTTTTCCTTTTTTTAATAGACTTAATTTTTGCTTTACCTCTTCAGACAACTTTTTACCTTTGTGTTTTTCACTCATCTTACGTTTTGTTTCTTCTGAATGCGGTTTTCTTTTTTTCCCAGGTTCTGCTGCTTTTCTTCCTTTTAGTCTACTACTTATCTTTTTTCTAGTCTCTTCTGAAGCTTTATATCCTAGTCTAGAGTTTAATAAGGCTTGTTTATGTTTTTCGGTTAGCTTAGCCCCTTTCCTATTACCTGCAAACCCTTTAACTATCGGTTTATCGAACCTTTTCGCAATTAAATTTGCAGCAGCATAGTCCCCTTTCTCTAAATGTAATCTATAATGTTCTTCTATAGAAAGGCATTGTAAATTTTCAAGACTGTTGTTATTTCTATTACCATCAATGTGGTGTATTTCATAACTCCTACCTTTTTCATCTACTGGAATTTTCCCATAAACTTTCTCCCAAATTTTTCGATATTTCATAGCACCTTTATTCATAAATATCTTTAATTAGTTTAAAAGTTATAATTCACTCCTTTTTGTGCTTTCACCCTATATCTGTCCTTTTCCAAAACATCTTTGATCTGCTTTAAAAATCCTTTTCCGTCTTCAGTTGAATAATCAATAAGAATTGAATCGTATACTACCAGGATGACTTTACTCTTTTTCCCTTTAAATAACTCGCGTAAATCAATTAACTTTTTTACATTGTTTACGGTCTCTAGACATTGAACATAGTAATTAAAAAGCTTCTGCGGATTGGCGTTTTCTATCTTTATTTTTCGCTTGTTTGGTAATTCAAGAAAGCCTTTCCTTTTATATTCAGCCCATCCTGCCTCGAGTAGCCAGTTAACCTTATCAAATAATTCTATATGCTTATATTCTTCTTCAACTCCGTTGTAGAGCTGTCTAAACGTAATTTTCTTGGATTCTTGGTACTCTTCTGGAGTTAATTCTTCTTTGCCGAAATACTCTTTACCTAAAATCACGTGAATGGATTCGTCTGAAGGGAGAGGTACGTTTAGCATATTAGCTATTAACCTCAAGTGATATCCGTCAAAGTCAAATTCCACTAAAACGTCGTTTTGCGGCACAAAAGCTGCTCTAGATCCGTTATCTTTGTTAAAGGCCAGGAAGTTTATACCGTTAAAAGCATTGGTAGGTCGTGAGGTTATGTTATAAAGGTTATAGCTTGTGTATATCCTATTATCTTTCATAGACCTAGCCTTCCATGTAGGTTCAAAGAACTTATCAAAAACCCTTTCATCTACCGTTAGACCCTGTTCTTCTACCCATTTATAGGCTTGAATGTATTTATTTTGCCATTCTAGATTTATCTCTTCCCCAATATACCCTCTAACTGCTCCAAACATACATTCACACTTCTCGTAATGCTTTGAAATTGGAATAAGTGTATTCATATTTTCTGAATACTTAAACTTGTTGTGGAAATCTAGGTGAACGGGGGTGTAGCATTGGATATCTTTGATCTCACCGTCTTTATCTAAGATGTTGAAGTATAGATCTACAGCCTGAGGGAGATAAAGGAAATACGAATGCCACTTTTTATCAAGCAGGTAGATTGTCGGAATATCAAACAGGTAGTTCTGGATTTCATCCAGACTTAAAGAGAAACCTTCTGAATGATTAATAGGGAAAATATACCCTTTTTCGAAATCATTGTAGTAGAGTGCACAGGGTGCAGTAAGTGAGGGATGTGTTTCCTCTGAAAGAGATACTAAATCAATGAAACACTTTTCTGTTCTCGATAATTTTAAAAGCTGCTCTTTCGTTTCGACAATATAATACATAACATTTATTTACAACCTAATTAAGATAAGATATTACGATCTTATAAACAACTACTAAGGGGTGATTCTTGCAAATTTAGTATAATCTCCACCGATATACTGCAAGAGACCAGAAAAGACCCTATCTTTACTCTCTGTCACACGTCTATTTGTACTTATTATTCCTCCTTTGATTTGATACTGCGATACGCGTGTATCTTCTAAAGGACCTGTTAACTGCCATAACATATCTATACTTTCATACCCTAAAATATTCTCTGCTGCAATGTCTCCGTTCTGGATTTTGGTCCAGTCTAGTGGCGATATTTCAAAAATATATCCAGGTCCGCTGACGGTTTTTGCAAAATAACGAGTAAAATATCCAAGCTCATAGTCGCTCTCTATCACAATAGGGTAGTAGGGCTTTAACTCAGTAAGAGTGCCGTCGGCGCTACTTGCATCATCAATAGCATCTACCGGACGTCCGCCAGCTATATTATAATAGGGAATTGTATTGAAGCCTTCTGCTATTCCTGCACCTCTCCTAAAATACTCTAGAGGATATAATTTCTCGTTTGTTCCTGTAACCGGATCTGGTCCGGTATATGCATCTCCTCCGTATAGCCTGTAGTACCTTCCCGCATAGGGTACTCCATTTGCAGTAGCATACTCGTTACCGTTAGTTGATAAGTTTGGAGCTACTCGTGATAGTGGGTAATACCTTAAAACTCCCATTTTATATAAATTTTCCAGTTAAATCTACATAATTAGTTAGCTTTCCGTTCTGTACGCCTATGTGTAAGTGCGGGAAGTTTACAAGCCTTGTTCCATAACTATCCGGAAACAGTCCTATGTACCCTACAAGATCGCCGCGGCTTACTGTTGTACCGCTTTTAACTGTAACGTGATCTAGGTGTGTATAAAAGAAGGATCCTCTTCCTCCTACTAACGTAAAAGAGTATCCCCACACCGTATCATTATTTTCGGAGAAATAGATACTAGTTACAGTACCGTCAACAATAGCATATACGGGGGTACCGGCATTAGCTCCCAAATCCCATGCGTTATTGTTTGGCCAAGTATTTGCACGGCCGCCCCAATTCGGATGAGCGGGAGTATTAGGTATTCTTTTTGGAGACCCTAGGAGATAGTCAGAGGTGGATGATGCGTTATTGCCTCTAAATAAGTCAGTACCTCTTGGGACTCTAGAGAAAGTTCCTGGTGTAGGCCCGGTAGAGGCGGCTAAGCTGATTTGATTTGGGTCAACGAATAATACTGATCTACCTAAACCGCTGCTTTCTCTTAGCGGGAACATTTGCCCTGTGAGTTTAGTCAACCACTGGTTGTTCTCAATAGTATGGACCAGGCCGGAAGTAATAAACCCGAATCTAGCATTGCCGTTCAATCCTCTCAGCGATATCGGTAATCTTTCTTCAGGTATCGTAAATGCATTATACATTAAGATTCCGCTAATACCGTCAATAGTTATTTCTGCATTAGCGGGTATAGGGGCAGTTGCTACGGCTTCAGGCAGTCCTGATTTTACTTTCGAAATCCGTTCAATATAATAATTTTTAGCCTGTTCAATGTCACTTTTAGCTACTTTAAAACTTGAATTAATGTTTATCGTATGCTTGTCAAAAAACTCTGCCGCTTTTACATCATTGGCTTTTGTTGAACTACCTTTAGTATTCGTATTCGCAGCTGCTTGTACGCTTGCTGCATCACCAGGGTAGGGTTTATATCTATCTACGTACAATTCGTTTAACGTACTAAAAGAAGAATGATCTGTTGCATTGATTGATCCAGTTGCAGGAGATGCTGATATAGCGATTATCTTTGCTAGATTAGTAGATATTGTAGTTTTCAATTGAAACTCACGTGCTAAACTTCCGCTGCCAAAAACTGGAAGCTCCCCGGATGTAATCCTAGTGTCTAGATCAGTACTCCTTCTATTGTTGTTATAAGCTGTCCGATCAGTCATAGTGGTTTCTTGAGCGAAAGGACTTTGGTATCTTGGACATATTTGATAGTCGAGAATTTGTGCAGTGTTTGCATCGTCTCTATAAACCAACCTAAAGTAATTAGCATTTCCGGTTGCTTTTCCGACATCCACTAAGATTCTTTCTATGAAAGGCTGTAAATTAACTGCATGTTCAGGATCAGAATATTGAAATTCAGATAACAAATTCAGCAGGTAATCAACGTTTAAAAGAATCTTCATTATCTCTCCCCTATTTGCACTATCTGACTGAAAGTTATACTTAGCTTCAGTCAATTTTTCAAGCAGCGGGTTAGTCTTCTGTGGATTAAATTTCAAGCCTGCACCAGCAAGAGTAGCAGATGGAAAAATGCTTTTATATTCACTGTCTGTTGCACTAAAAGGAATCAAACATACAAATGGATCAACGGAAAATTGCTGAGGAAAAGTTAAGCATAAGTTTGTTTTTGGATTAAAATCAATATAGAAGTACGGTCTTTGATCGTTACTGTTACCTGGAGGAATATCTCTTAAAAGTCTCGTAGAATCATAAACTATACACATATTAGCTAAAAACGCCAGTAGAAAGCCGAAACTAATGTACACAGGACAGCGAACTGTGTCCGGTATGCCATCATCAAGATCTTGATCGTACCTTACTATAAATGCTTTTGTAAGTT